TGGTTAATCTCATCTTCTCCCAATGCAAATTTTTCATTGTCTACGAATAACATATGTTTTATTTTTTTTGTGTGTTAAATTTTAAAAAGGCAGGGGTTTTTAGCCCCCACCTTTTTTATTGTTTTTCCTAAAATTATGCAGGGATAATTCTAGTGAATTGCTCTAGAGTGAAGAAGTCAAATCCTAAGTCAGAAGATAGGTACAAACGAGCAACGTCTGTAGATCCAATCTTACGAGCAGAGGCACGACCATCGTCAGTGATTTCCATGAAGCGGCTATATCCGTTCATTTCTTTGTAGATCAATTCGATACGGTTACGCAATACACCTTCAGCATCAGCCATCTTGTTCAATGGAATAACCCATCCACGATCACGAAGAGTGCTAGTTGATACAGCACCCATAGTGGTAGGATCTTGCATGAAACGAGCTTGCTTAATTAAGAAGTTATAACCGTCAACGATTAAACCTTGATAAGAAAGGCTACCAGTCAATGCATCAACATCGTTCATTTGACCTCCGAAGAAAACATCAGCCAAAGATTGATTCAATGCATTTACGTTAGCATTAGCAAAATAACCAGTACCTTGAGCATCTACGTTTAATTCAGAATACAATTCTTGAGTCAACCAAGTTAAGAACAAGTTAGAAGAGTAACGCTTAGACATCTCAGTAGCAATAGCACGAAGGTCATCAACACCAAATGAACCACCTGCGATTGTGTGGTTATAACCACGCTGACTGATTTCATAATCCAAACCTGTACTTGTTTGAGGAACAGCACTATTGTTAGTCTGCTTACCCCAAATCAAAGAAAGAGCGATTTGCTTAATCAAACGGTATTCAGCCTCATCTTGTCCTTCGTAGAAGAAACCGTTCATCTTCTTAGTTCCCATATCACCATATTCAATCTCCATCCACTGAGGAGCGTTGGTTTTTTGAGTACCAGTCAATTCATAAGTTTCTTTGAAGATCTGAGTTGTCCACTCATACTTCTGCCAGAAAGACTGAGATGAAGTTGGTTGATCAGTACCTTCAGCCCAAGCAGAACCAACAACAATCATAGTTACAGGATCAAGAGCAGAAAAAACTGATAAAGTACCAGTAGTAACAGCGTCAACAGTAACATCAAATGTATCGGCTCCAACATTTGAAGTTTTAACTACGTTAGAAATACGACCTAATGGTAAAGTGGTTTCAGATGCAAACATCACAACTTGACCAATTTTAGCGTAAATCTCATCAATATAAGTAGAGTTTACAGTTTGAGATGTAACAGTAATTACAACTTGGCTAGCACCTGTAGTATCTACTACACCTGAAATAGCGGTATCGTAGAAACCTTTTTCCCAGTGCCATCCAGTAGTATTCTGAACACCACGCTTCATTCCAAGACCCATCAAAAGTTGGAAGTCAGAAAGACCGTTATCTCCATACTTATTTTTCAAAGTACGCAAGTAATGTGGAACCAAAAGTCCACTAGTGTAACTAGCGTCAAAAAGTGACAATAAGCCACCGCTTAATCCTTCGCCAGATACAGGGTTAAAAAAATTAGACATTTTCGTAAAAAATTAAGGTTTATAAATCAAATTAATACTGTGATTCAAAATACCTTTGTAGTTGAGATTTTTCGCTAGATCCACTTGGTCTCTCCTGTTTCACTACTTCAGCTCCGTTGTGGAACTCTTTCATGGCCTTTTCTTGGGACTCCCCTCTAACCGCTTGAACGAGTGCCTTATAAATGTTCTTTGCCTCTAAAGCTTCTGCACGCATCCGTGCATAATTCTTAATGGCATTAACATTATTTTCGTCTGGTAGTGAAGGGTTGGCCGATATAATCCCCATGAGTTCTTGGTTCAATTGGTCTAAAGTGGCTTGCGACACCGCAGTCTTAACTTTAATACCTTCAACCTCAATCTCTAGATCGTTAATCTTAGCTGTTTGCTCAACTATAGGCTTCCAATCACTTACAAGTTTTTCAGTGTTTTGTTTAAACTCATCAAACTTGCCACGCAAAGATGCAACAAAATCTTTATTCTCACCAATATTTTTTAATTTTTCTGATACAACATCTAAATGTTTACCTAACTTCATCTTCATTGTACGAGGAGCATACTGACCCTCTACATCAACATCGCAGTTATACTCATCAGCAATAGCCTCACAAATTTCCTCAAAGGACATTGTTTTTAACATGTCTGGGTCTTTAATAACTTCAGATAATGCCATAACTTGGACAGGACTATTTCTTAAATCATCTTCATTTTTACCAATGAATTTTCTAGCAATTTCCATGTCCTTGATCCCTGTTGACTTCATAAATGAATTCAAATTAGCCAAGCTGTCATCAGCAAAAGGAGATTCTAATTGCTGCATAAGAGTTTCCTGATCCTTTATAAAAGGCTCAAACTCATCATACTTTAATGCTTTTTCAGAAAGCATAGAATACTTTTCTTTAATAGAATCAACATTTTCAAAATCTCCAAAAATAGCTTTTAGATCAGAAGCCTTAAATGTTGCCTCTTCTGGTGCAGAAGGATAACTATCACTCTCTCCTTGTTGTGAAGAAGTGTCTTCAGCTTGTTGTTGTGTAGCTACATTCTCAGCAGGTGTAGCATCGGATGGCTTTGCATTAGCCGCACCGATATAATCAAAAAAATTAACAGTGTTATTTTCCATATGTATTTATTTGTGTTGTTTTATCTTTTTCTAATTGAACCAGTAATCTCTGTTCCTGTTTCTTGTTGCAAATAAGCCTCAGTCTTAATCTCTTCAATATTACCTTCTGTTTTAGCCTGTATCTCCATTTGCTTTTCTTTCATTCTAATTTCAGCTAAAGCAGCTTGTTTTTCAATTTCAGCCTGTGTCTCTGCTTTAATAATTTCAATCTTGTTCATCATCTTCTGATTTTCAAGATCAATTAAAGATTGAGATTGTGCCTGTTGATTCTGAGCAGCCATTTGATCATTATACTGTCTCTTTTTAGCAGACTTATAATTAAGATACCATGTGGCCTCTTTTAATCTTCCCTTCTCCACCATATCCACTATAAGGGTATAGTCGGCTAATTCAATCTCTGGCATACCATTACGACCTACTTTCAACGCAGTCTCAGCAGCTTCTAATATTTTGAATTTTTGAGTTGGAGATATTTTATTAGATAAATTAATACCCATCTCATCAAGTGTCAAATCAGAACCTGTCATGATAGCACCAATGGTAGATTGACCAAATACTCCAGAATAATAATCTTTAGTAGCGGCATCGTATTTCATTGTGGTAATAGCACGGAGTATCATGTTTTGAGCAGCCTTTATTTTAATCTGCTCTAGTGCCTGTTGTAATGGCCACAATGCATTGTTTGTAGCCTCAACTTCTAATTCAGCAACACCTACTAACTTCTCACCTTTTGCAGGAGATGCAGCAATTGTAGGAGTTATACCTGTAATCTGTAAAAGTTTTTCAACGTCATGCTGATAAGCAGCAATCCATTCTGACAATTGCTTACCAACCCCTCCCTCAAGCTCCTCAAATGATTTATTCATCGTAACCTTTCCACCTAGTAGAGAAGATTTGTAAAAGAAATTACCTGTATGAGAATAAACTTGAACTAAGTCAAATGGAGTATATAAAGTGCCGCCAATACTATTTACATTTAAAGCTCCAATGTCAATAGCAATACCTTTAGGAGCAGCAGCTAATTTAGCAGCCTGCAACTTTAAGTGATTGATTTGCATGGAATCATAAATAGGAATAGCAGTTTCAGTAATGGATTTTCCTGGTATTTTTACAAAACGATAAGACAACAACGGTTGTTGTTTATTAATTCGTTTCATATTCTTTTGCTTTCCTCCTAATGTCAAATTAGCACCAGGTATAAAAACTCCTTCGTAAATATTATGCCCATCAATAACAACTGTTTTTTTCTTTTCAGTATTTACAAATTCTCCGAATTTATCTGGGTAAAATTGAACATTACCATCTCTATTTTTCTTCTTAAAGTAATTAGAGTCCTTTGATATATACTCAAACTCTAAAACATCAATGAAAAGAGCATCGTATCTCATTCTATCTGTAATAGTATCTCTT